TATAATAAATACAAATTATTATTACTATAATTATAAGTGAACCTACACAATACCTTATTTAAGCTGAAAACCTTTGCTTTATTGGCTTTTTAACGTTTTAAGCATATTAGCATTACACCAAAATTATACCCTTTTATAAGCCTTTAATGCAACAAGCAAAAAACAACCTAAAAAGAGTTGGGTTTACAGTTGGGTTTACAGTTGGGTTTACAAACAATGGTTTTTAAACACACATTCGCACCCCCATAAGGACAAAAAAAGGGCATTTTGGTACAGTTTTTTACACATTCGCACCCCCATAGGGACATTATTTTAAAAACTGCAATTTGCGTGAAACACTTATAAATGCTGCATTACAGAGTATATATTAAAATTATTTATACTGAAAAACGTATATCTTCCGCTATAAAAGGCAGACAAATGGTACTTATTCAAGACGGATAACACCTACTATAAGGGCTATTCCTGTAATTTCTTTTTCGGGAATATCAAATGGCGGATAATCTTTATTGTCGCTAACAACTTGTATAAAATCTTTCTTTTTTGAAGGCAATAAACGCTTACAAATCATTCCTTGCTCTTTAGTAGCCACCACATAGGTTTTATTCCATTGTATAAAATTTCTTTCTTTAAGAATACGGCATGCTATAACATCGCCACTACTATATTTAGGATACATACTACTGCCTTTTACTCTAATCATAAAATCAATGCCGTTAAAATCTGGTACAACATAGCGAGCCTGTATATCTTCTTCCTTGATGGCAAAATTTTCATTACCAAATCCTGCTGCAACTTCTTGAGAGACTAAAGGAATTTCAGATGTGGAATTAATTCCTCTAAAATATTTTACTAATTTATTATAATCATTTTGCTTAGGCAACCCTTTCCCTTGTAGCCATTTAGCCATTCTATCATAGGGTATTTCTGTTTTTCTTGCAACTTCTTTTGCATTGCAATTACGAAGTTTTTCTAAAATTTCTTCTGCTTTCATAAAAATAGTTCCATTTATATTTGGTAATATGGAATAAGTTCCATTATTTGCACTTGTTTTTAATAATAAAACAAACAAAACAATGAGTAAAAATAGGAAAAAGTACAATGCAAAAAGTGCATTAGTTATTAAACAGCTTGCCGCTAAATATGAAGTTACAGAAACATTTGTAAGGCTTGCATTAAGAAATGAGAGAGATAGCGAAACAGCAGAAGCAATAAAAAAAGACTACAAAAATTTAATAAAAGCTATTGATAACATTTTAAAATAAGGTATGCCACACATTTGGAATAACATAGTAGTTGTAACACTGGATGAACTTGTGCCACAGTTCTATAATACAAAAATAGCGTTGCAGATTTCAATAAATCGCCATAAAGAAAAAGACTTTGGCATTAAGCAAGTAAGGCGTGGCGGCAATGGTGGTAAAATGCTCATTGCTTTTGATAGTTTGGAAAAATATATACAAGATGCTATTGGCGACCCACGAAAAGTGAACAATCCTTTAGATTTATTTTACAAAACAGATATGGCGGCGGTTGCTTTTTTTAACAACTACAGATTTGAAGATAAAACAGGGTTAACAATAAAGCACATTGAGGAATATGTAATTAATGCATCGGTGCTAAAAGCTGCCATACAACTGAAAGAAGCAAGAGAGTATGAACGTAAAAGCAAAGGTGGCAGTTGCAAAAAAATATTAACTACAATTTGTAATGATGTAATAAACTTCAACAAATCATTACGCACTAACCACAATACTATTGAACACACATTGCCTGCAAGTGAAAAACGTTTTAAAGAAACTTTTAAAGAGTTTTCAAACGGCTTTAATTATGCTGCCCTAATAAGCGGAAAGCTGAAAAATGAAAACCGAAAACTTGTTACTGACGAACTACTACAATTCCTGAACGATTTATTTGCCACACAAGCACACAAACCCACACGCACAGAAGTTGCCAAACAATACGACAGTTTTTTATCAGGCTATATAGAAGTTGTTAATCCTGAAACAGGCGAATGTTACGACCCTAAAGAATTTAAGCCACTAAGTGATAACGCAATTATAAACTACTTAAACAAATGGGAAGATAAAATTGCTACACACAAAAAACGTAGCGGCGATAGGCAACAATACATGGGTAAATTCAAACCTTATCACAGCTTGGAACGCCCACTATATGCAGGTTCTATAATTTCTGTGGATGACAGGCAACCGCCGTTTAAATATGACAACTTAAATAATCGTGTTTGGTTTTACAATGGAATTGATTTAGGCAGTGAAGCATTTACCTGTTGGGTGTATGGAAAAAGTAAGGATGGTATTATTACAGACTTCTACCGTCAGTTAATCAGAAACTATGTTGGTTGGGGTTTTCAGTTGCCACATGAAATAGAAGCAGAGAGCAATTTAAACGCATCTTTTACAAACACATTTTTACGACCAGGTGCAATGTTTAATGACGTGAGAATTGAAGCAAACAATGCAAGAGGCAAACGCATTGAAAGGTACTACGGCAATCTGCGTTATCAGTATGAAAAACAAAAAGAAGGTTGGTTGGCACGTCCATTTGCAAGAAGCGAAGCCAACCAAGCAGGCAATACTCCTGCCCCTATTATACCTTACGATACTATCGTTCAAAATTGCTTAAAAGACATTGAAGATTGGAACAATAGCCCTCACAGTGTACATACTCATAAAACACGTTGGGAAGTATTTGAAGAAATGCAGCATCCGCAATTAACACCTATTAATTGGCTTGCCATTCTTCCATACTTAGGCTATAAGACACAAACAAGTTGCGGACTTAACGGCATCATTAACTTAAATAATAAAGAATACCTATTAGGATTAGATGGAGAAGTATTATTGGGCGATGACCTAATAAACATGATGAAAATTGTTGCTGGCGAAAAAATAGACATCTATTGGTTGGATGGCGATAATGGCGAAGTAATTAAAGCCCTTGTGTTTTTGCGAAACACCGATAGAATTATTTGCGAAGCTGTAATAAAACCTACCTACAACCGTGCCAGTTTAGAGCGTACAGAACGTGATAAAAATAACTACGAAACAATGAGTGCTTATGTAGCCACCATAGAAGGCTATGCAAGGCGTAAAGCTGCACAGCTAACCAACCTTATAGTAATAGACAATAGACCAAAAACATTGAATAGAAAATTTGTTATAGACCAGGTAAAAAGGTATGAACTTACAGATGCTGAGCCAGAAATATTAGAAGATGAACCTGAAGAAGTTTTGATTTATACAAACGAAAAAACAAAAGACCTAAAACATAGATTTTAAAACCTAAAGTATATGATACAAACAACCACACAACAAAAACAAACCATCGTTGCACAGCTAATGGAGCAGCGTAAAAATTTTGATGGCACAGACCAACAATTTGCTAAACAATGGGACATTAACTATTCTGTATTTAGCAGGCTAAAAACCGAAAAAACATTTGATGGCTTATTAAGAGAAGCACAATGGTTAAATCTGGGTAGAGAACTTGATGTAGAGTTGAGCGAAAGAAAATGGAACATGGCAAGGACCGAAGTGTATAACATGATAGAGCAAGATGTTACTTTTTGCCAACAAAACGCAAAAGCAATGATATGTGTAGATGATTGCGGCATTGGCAAAACATTTAGTGCAAAGTATTTAAGCCGAAAAAGAAAAAACTGTTTTTACATAGATGCCAGCCAGGCTAAAACAAAACAAGCATTTATAAGATTAATAGCCAAAACTATTGGTGTAGATGATAAAGACAAGTACCTAAGAGTAAAAGCAAATATTAAATATGCTTTAAAAATGTTACCTAACCCTATTGTAATTATTGACGAAGCTGGCGACTTAGAATATACTGCTTTTTTAGAGCTAAAAGAATTATGGAATGCCACAGACAAAGCATGTGGTTGGTACATGATGGGTGCAGATGGATTGAGGGCAAAAATTGAAAGGGGGATACAAAATAAAAAAGTTGGCTTTCGTGAATTGTTTAGCCGATACAGCGAAAGGTTTACAAGCATTGTTCCTATTGATAGAAACGAAAAAATAGCCTTTTATAAAAAACTGATAACCGATGTGCTAAGTGTAAATATGAGTAATAAAACTAAGCTGAACGAAATAGTACGTCGCTGTTTAGTAAATGATGATAGTGGCAATATTGGTGGATTACGAAGGGCAGAAAGTTTATTAATACTAAATCAATAAATGTACACAGTAAATAAAAATATAGAAGCTCTTTTAAAAAAGCTTGCAAGCAAACTGCCAAAAATAAGCATTAACACACATGAAAAATATTGGGTAAGTGGTGCAGAAATACTGGCTTGGGGAACTATTACAGAAATTAACGGCAAGCCTATAATAGAAACACAAATGTACTTGTGGGAATACCCTGTAATAATAGTTGCTAACCATTATCGCCGCTTAAAAAAAAGGTATAAAGCAAAAGGAATAGATGGTGTGCAGGAATATTTAAAATGGATAAATGTGCTTGCTAAAGGGAAGAAGATAGAAGTACAAATGCAACAATTATTAACAGTAATTAAAACGATAGCAGAGAATAAATAAAACAATGAGCCGTAGCCTTTCCATTAAAAACCTGTATGCAAAAAAGTTTCAACAATTTGAGTTTGATGGGTTATACAAAACAGCAATGGGTAATCCTGAAAGCAACGGCATTTGGATTATTTGGGGTAGAGAAAAAAATGGTAAAACCTGGTGGGCTTTAAAGTTGGCAAACTATTTAAGCAAACAAACAAAAGTTCTTTATATAAGTGCAGAAGAAGGTACAGGGCTTGATTTTGTGGCAGCCTGCAAACGTGCAGGGCTAAGTAGCAACAATAATGATTTAAAGTTTGATGAATATTTAAGCATTGGCGAATTAAATGAGAAGTTGAAAAGCCGAAAAAGTGCAAAGGTTGTATTCATCGACAACTGCACCATTTATGCAGATGAGCTAAGAGCAGGGGCTTTGAGAGATTTAATAAAGCAATACCCCGATAAACTGTTTGTATTTGTTGCACATGAAGAAAAACGAGAGCCATACACAGCATTGGCAAAGTTAGCTAAGAAGTTGGCAAAAGTAATTATGCATGTGCAGGGGTTGGCTACACATATAAGTGGAAGATGCCCTGGAGGAATTATAAGCATTGATGAAACTAAAGCAGCCCTGTATTGGGGAAGCGAAATAATAAACAAATAAAATAATATGCTAAAAGAAAACTACATGGTAGTTCAGCTACCTAAAGAAAACGAAGCTGGCGATATAACCATTGGCGAGCCTGCATGGTTTAATGAATTTGATGCAGCCTTTGACTGCTTTAACGAAATGGCTGCTGCAGAAGGAATACAGCTTGTACAACCTAAATATGCAAAACCACTACGTGCAGCTTTGAACTATTACAACATTGAATTGTGGGTAATTAAAAGAACAGATGAACTTGTAAAAAATTATAATTATGATAGCAGATTTACAACAATGGGTAGAGGGCTTTGAAGATGAACTAAGAAAAAGGTTTGGTGCTAATTTAAAATTAGTAGTAGTAAACGATTACTCTAATGGCATTATAGAAAAAATAATATTAGCTGTTGCACAAGTTAGTGGCGTAAGTTATGATTTAATAGTGTCTGAAAAAAGAGGGACACAGCAAGTATCAGATGCAAGAATGGTAGCCATGTACTTCATCAGGTCGTACTTCCCAAACTACTCTTTAACTAAAATAGCAGCACATTTTGGCAAAAGACATCACTCCACAGTTATAAACTCCATAAAGGTTATAAATACAAGATTAGAGGTGGGGGATATACTAATAAAAACAATAGTTACAAGGGCAGCACAAAAAATTGAAGAAATAAATAATGCCATTTATGATAACAACAACAAAGAAATTTAAAATTAATACTGCCACAGGAAAACAAGCAATGGAGAGTGTGTCGGTACTACAAAAAGTGCTTAACAGTGCTAATATAAACTATAGCCAATGGGTTAGTTTATTTTTTGAAATTGGTTGCGAATTTGTTGAGATGTATATCTCTGAAAAAGATATGCAAGTAAAATTATTGCAAGAAAAGAAATATGGTTTTTGGGATTGGTTTATAATTATATACTTAATAGACGATGAACAACTATTGACATACCCGTACATCAATAACTACCAAGATTATGTTAGCGAAAAGTATATGATACTGCACCTGCTCAACACAAGTAAGCAATTTGATTATTTTATAGAAAGAAATAAAAAAATGCAAATAATTCAATGAAAACAAAATTTAAAACCACCCTGCAACGCCATGCATTAGAAGGCTTAGAAGAAGTAATTGTAAAAGCATTGCAGTACAATGCCGAAACAGATGATGACAAACTGCTGCTATGCGTTTTGGATAGTATTTTAAAAAAAATACAGCTAAAACTTTTGCTCTACAAACCAACCTATAACTTAAAGTTAGAGCATGAGCAAGCAATAGCATTAAGAATGTTATACACCGATTTTGTTCAGGAAAACAAAAGCTATATGGGTGCTAAACTCCATTTAATAGCCAACCAAATACACCAACATTTTTATTAAACAATAAACACTACACCAATGGAACAATTACTCTATTTTATGCTACTACTTTTTTTTATAGTACTGCTACTATTTGCCTCATTAGTGCTACTAATAGTATTAAAAGATAGAAAGCACATGTACAACCAAAAGCAACAACCAAAAGCATTTTATAACACAAAAAAATAAACAACAATGGCCACAACACGAACAAAAAAAGTATTGCTAACCAGCATTACAAAAGAAGATGCAGAAGCTGCATTTGCCAATTTTGCAAAAGCCGATGCCGAGCAACAAAAAATAACCAGCACAATGGATGTGCAAATAACCAAAATACGCCAAAAATATGCCGATGAACTCAACGAACTGCAAGAGCAAAAAGACGAAGCATTTGAAAAATTACAAGCTTATGCCGAAAACAACAGAGAAGAATTTGGCAAAAAGAAAAGTTTAGAATTTCAGCATGGCATACTTGGCTTTAGAACAGGAACACCCAAATTAAAAACACTCAAAGGCTTTACTTGGGCAAGCGTATTAGGCTTATTAAAAGTGCATTTGCCAGGCTATGTACGCACTATTGAAGAACCAGCTAAAGACAGGCTTTTGAGCGACAGAGAAGAACCCACTACACAACAAAAATTTAAAGAAGTAGGCATCTATGTAGATCAGGACGAAACCTTTTTTGTTGAACCCAAAAAAGAAGAAGTAGCTGCCTAAAAATCGGTTCTCATATACAGTTAGTTTTAGGTTAAACAACCCCCTGTGTTTCCACACGGGGGAATTTTTAAAACAAAAAATTTAATCAATGCAAATAAGTTACAACACCAAAGAGAGGCATGGGAAAATTAAACAAGCCTGTTTAAGAGTAAACTCTGAAGGCAGGTTTATTTTAAACAACGCCGCAGTAAAATTGCTGGAGCTGGAAGATAGCAAAGCAGATGGAGTAATTTTTGGCTACCAAAATGGCTGCTGCTATATAGCTTATAGTGCATCGCCTAATGCCTATAAAGGCAATTTTAAAAAAGGCGAAACTGCCTTTAGGTTTAATTCAAAATCAGAAGCCTTAAAACTACTGCTACTATTTAAAGAAGATAAAGTAAACTTATTAATAGACGAAAACAACATTGTAGTTGCCGAAGCACATAAGTTTTATTTATTAAAAAAATACAATGTATGAATGAGTTGCCACCCATAGGATTAGTGGTAAAAGCACAATGCCAACGTAGCAATGGCAGTGTTGAATACTACTTTATAAAAAGAATTAAAACAAAAGATACAGCAAAGGGTTGGCAGTGGTCCCACGCTGAAATAAATACCTACTTCACATTAAAAGTTTTAAGTTGGAATTACTTGTAACGTTGGGGCGGCTTTGTGTCTGTTGCCGACAAATTTATTCACAGTTAAAAATTAGTACAAATGCAAAATAGTAATTCAAAAGTTGAGCCGACAACTGAAACGGCAATAGCACAAAACCGCTTGTTATATGACGGGCAAAGGGTGCGTTCAAATTGGGATGGTAAATTAGGTACAGTTAGAAAGCTTTACAGAGAACCGTATGCTTTTAATAAAAGCTATCAATATTATATAGACTGGGATAATGGTCATTGGGGCATCGCCTCAGAAAGTGAATTGTCGCCTGTCATATAACATTAGCATTGGCGAACGTTTTAATGTCGCCAATGCAGGAGTTATAAAAAAATAAGTATGAAAAATAAATACGCCTCATTTTTTGCTGCATACAATGCAAGCGTAATGAAAGGCAACTCTTATACTAAAGAAGAAGTTGTAAAAAATTTTACCAATGGCATTAAAACCTCTTTAAAAGAACTTACAGTTTGGGAGCTGCAAGAACTTACACGAAGATTAACAAGCCTTGCACCAAAACAAAATAATGATAAAGCCGATAAAATGCGTAAAGCCATTATAGCCATCTTTAAAAGCATGAACAAAACAGTAGATGATGCTAAAGATTGGGCAGAAAAACAAGGCGTAAAAGGCATAAAAAAACCATTTAACAACTACACCACTGGCGAGCTATATGTATTAATAACCATAGCCGAAAAAATAAAAACAGATTATAACAAAGCCGTAAGAAAAACTGTAACACAAAATTTTGAAAACCATGAACAAAATTAAATATACCATTACAAGCCATAAATACAAAGGGCAGGTAATTATTGTATTTGCCAATGCCGTAATACAAGTATTTAATGCACAGGATGCCACACTTACACCTACGCAAGTAGCATGGCTTTTACATGCTGCACTAAAGGGCGAAGATGCATTTTTAAAAGCAGCAGACACTGCAGATGCCTTTACTATTATAGGCGAAAAAGAAGAACTTACTTTTGAAATGTTTTGGAACAGGTACAATGAAAAAACACACAGCAGTAAACGAAAGGCACAACTAAAATGGAACAGAATGAGCAAGCAGCAACAAATATTGGCTTATATGCACATACCTACATATTTTAAAAGCATACCAAGCGGCATTGCAAAAAAATACGCAGAAACTTATTTAAATTCCGAAATTTGGAACAACTAAAAACTAAGTGTTATGAATTTGTTTCAAAAAATTTTTGGCTTTGGAAAAAAGAAAACAGGTAAAACCACCATTAAAATTGAGCTGTTTGGCAAAGAGTATTCTAATACAATCAATGCTACGCCGCAGCAGATTAACGAAGTATTAGAAAAAAGTTTTGCAAAAACATACATTGGCGAATGGAATGGGAAAAATGAAATTGAAAGCATTAGGGATGACGGTTATATAATATACAAGTCAAACAGAGTAACAACCAGAGAGAGAAACCAAATTGGGTTTTATGGGTTAAAATGGTTTTCAGAAAATGGGAAATATTCTGTTGTTTATTTGAAGGACGAAGATACAGAATATAATTTAGGGCTTGTTGATGTTGAACAAAAATTAATATTATATAGAAGAAAGTTAAAAAGACCAGCACGTTGTAGGGTTACAAGCTTAGGATTTGTTATTTGTGAGGATTGGGGGAGCTATAATAAAAATTCAAATTTCATTTATGTTTTTGATATAAACGGCAACGAGATATTTAAGCAACGACATAATTCTGCCATTGGCGATACTTTTGAATTAATAGAAGATGAAACTAAGTTTATGTATAATCTTAATTATTCTGGAAGAATTTTTAAAATAAATTTACCCACTAATTAATTTGTCCATTTCAAAAACATTACTATATTTGCCCTGTACGTTGATAACATAATGCAGGGCAAATTATCAATTTAATTTAAGTTTTCCCTTTAGATGGTTCAAGCCGTGAGGCTGAACGGATACATGCCCGTCATGTTATCGACGTACACATCTAAGGGGATTTTTATTTATGTACGTCAATAAAAAAACTCAAACCGCCGCTATCAGCGATAGCCGCCAGTTTGCCAGTAGTTCAGGAAAAGAACTAACTCTTATTCAACAGGGCGAAAACCTACTGTATGATGCCAGATTACTACACAAACAACTAAAATCTAAACGCCAATTTGCGGATTGGATAAAAGATAAAGTTGTTAATCAATTTTTCAAAGAAGGCACAGACTATTTTTCACAAAAAAGTGAAAAATTTGCTTCACAAAAAAATGAAGCAAAAAGAGGTGGTCATAACAAAATTGATTACCTCTTAACTATTGACACGGCTAAGCACGTTGCAATGATGGAAAATAATTCCATTGGTTATTATGTAAGGTGCAATTTCATCGCCAAAGAAAAAGAGTTGCGTGGCATAAGCCAATTGCCCAAAGAGCAGCAGTTATTTAAAGGCTTAAAAGCAAAAAACATTAATAACCGCCGCCTATACCCTTATGTGCAGGTGCTGGCACGCTGTGGCTACAACCCCAAAAACAACAGCAGCAGCCGCAAAGCCAAGTATTGGATGCACTTTGTAAAAGAGGGCAAAATAAGCTACGTAACAGAGGAGTTTGCCCTACACCTGTACAAACAACGCCAGGTGTATAACAACAGGGCAGCCATGCAGGCTATGCAGCCAGTACTTGCCTTAGATTTTTACCCCACCCAAAACAAAGGAGGTATAGCATGAGCCAAAATATAAACACCATGTTACGCCTTACCATAAATGGCGTACAATATGTAAGCTATAAAGAGGTAATACAAATGTTTGGGTTAAGCCAGCACCAAAGGCAGCTTGCCAGGCGTAAACAAAAATACCCACAACATTTTAAAAATTACGATGGCGAGGTATATATAAGCCTGCAATATGTACAAACCCTGCAGCAATACTACCAAGCAAGCAATAAAATTAATAATCTTAAAACAAAAGGAGGCAGCAATGAATAATAATAGAACAATAGTAACAGGCTTTTTAAAAACGAACAAAAAGGAAAAAGAAGAAGTTACAGATGTACAGTTTGAAGAAGTAGTGCAGCCTTTTCTTACAGAAAAACAAATAGCACTATTAAAAGCAGTAGTACATATAGATAAAGCCATGCAGGGGTTTAGCGAAAGTATAGTATATAAAGAAAGGTTTAGCAGGTACAAAAAAGAAGAAATGCTAAGCCTGCTGGACAGGCTCTATATAAAACTTTACGACCCAATTATAAAGTAACTTGTTAGTACATTACTAACAAGTTTTAAAGCCATTACAGCAACAGCCGTAATGGCTTTTTTAATTTTGGGCATGGCTTATAATGGCAGCAATAAAAATAAAACCAATAGCTATATAATGGAGGTGTACCAATCTGTTAAACATTATGATGTGCCAGACACCTACATTGTACGCTGCATATTTCCCAAGCATAATATTTTTATTAGCTACAATACCTGGTTGTCTATAAAAAATGGCAGCAATAAAAATAAGCAAAATAAACAGCAGTTGCTAATCTTTAACTAAAGTGTATCGGCAACTACATCTATTGCAATTTCTTTGGTAGTCTTGCTGTATAACATAGGTTTGGCACTATTATCTGTTATTTGCACACTAAACAGCATTTCATGCACTTTTAAGCCGTCGTCTCTTTTTATACGTCTTTCTGCAGTGCGTATTAGTTTGGTGTAATTAGCCCCAGCATTATGCCACCCATGCAGTGCTGTATAAATGCTTTTCATTAGTTCGTAAAACGAGGCATTTTTTTCTTTTTGACTATTAGGTGCTGCATTACTGCTATTGCTAAGGCGTAGGTCTGCAATAAGCAGCCTAATAGTACAGTTGCCTTGCTGTACTAAGTTGCCTAAGTTGCTATAATCTGCACTATAACAATCAACCAATACGCATGGGTATTTTACAGGAAAATTGGGGCTATAATCATCCAGTTGCCCCCAATCTTCATCTACATATTTTACAACAGGCACATAATCTACAATGCGTTGCTGCACATCAAGTAATAACTGGTTCATAATGGTTTATTTATTGGGGTTAAATAATTGTTTAAAATCTTGTTCTAATTTTTTTACACTTGCATCTACCACACGTTTTACACTTGCATCTACCTGTGGGTGGTTGCCTATAAATTGGCGTTTGTGTATTTTTATTTTGCTGCCCACTTTCATTAATGCCAGGCTTTTCCATATAGCAGCTTCGGTGGTAAGTTTATTATTGCGTTGAGTATTGGCAGCTTTTTTTGTTTTCGTTTTATACACAATAGCATTGCTGGCTTTGTAATACATAGCCCAAAAAAAACGTTTCATTTGTTGTGTTACTGTTACTTCGCCTCCATCATTGTGTATGCCCATATATGGCAAAGATGAACGCCATACAATGGCTTCACCCTCAATAGTACTTTTAATACTTTTACGCCCTGCACCTGTACGCATCATAAGGCTGCCTTTGCTGTTTGCCCATTTGGTGTCCTGCCATGCTTCATCAAAAAAAGCTTTCCGTTCAAAGTTTTTATCAAACTCGTCTGTAAGCTCTATTTGCAGGTCTTTTAAAATGGTTTTAAAAAAGGTTTCAAAATTTTGCATGGTATATATTTGAATAAAAAATTAGTTATGCTTACAGAAAAAGAAATGAACCTTTTGGTAGAAATGTATTCAAGTCTTAATAGTTTAAGGGAAATAGTGCTGACTACTGATGATTTGAGGAGTCGGTACGAGTTGCTTGTGGCTGCCGAGAAAAAACGGATTCGGCTATTGCTTGGGTCATCGTATCTATCGCAAGCTCTTGAAGATGACGACGAACTTCCTCCTCCTCCTTAATCTTATTGCTTTTATTTTCCATCTGCTGAATCGTTACTGAACTGTTTTTGATAATAATTTTCATTTTTTTTGTTTTAAAGAATGTTTGTATATTTGTAGTAGAATATAAAGTACAGCACACGAAGTGCCGCAACCAGCGTTAGCTGGTTTTCTTATTTTAGCACATACTTATTTGCCCTTGCTTTTAGTCTTTCTTCTGCAATAGCTATATGCGTTTTATCTTCCATTATAAGGTAAACATTATCTGCTTGCAATAGGGCGTGGCTTATTCTTCCCTTCACATTTCTTTCATTTCTGGTATTGCAAGATTCTACTTCCCACAACTCGTTATCCTCTTTAATCCACAAATCTGGGTTGTTTGGAAAGCGTTTGTCGCCATGCAGTAAAAGTTTTCTTGCAGCCTTTTCGTTTTTATGTATTATAGGCATTAGGTGTGGGGTCTTGCCCTGTTCAATGAAGTATTTGCAAGCATCTTCTAAGTAGATTGCATCTTTTTCGCTTGCCTTAAAAAGTAAGTGTGCTTTTACATTCAATCCACCAATTTGAACATCTACAAATTGTTTTTCTAAAGGCATTTTAAAAATGGCTTTCTTTTCTGTTACTGAATATTTTTTATACTGCGTGTTCATTTCCTCCACTATTCTTTTCGCCTTACACCTGTCGCTCTCTGCATTTAATAACCATGTAGCAAAACCAATAAGTTTGCTTACATTCAGTTTTACACCATTGCAATGCTGTGGGTAATAAGGGTGTTTTGGAGGGAATATTACACCTTGTACAGCAGGGTTGTAC